CTCAGCACCGTCAGGAGCAACTACGCTAGCGCCGCCTTGGACATAGTATGATGCAGAGTCACCTAGTGCGCCTTCGTAACCTACGTGAAGGTCTGTGGCAGTTCCGGAGTAGTCGGATCCAGTCCATCCTGAGTTGGCTTCTACGTTAACGTAGGGTCCGGCGAATGCAGCACCAGCAGAGACGGACAGGGCAGCGGTTGCTGCAAATACAGATTTGATCATTTTGTTTAATTACCTTTTAGTTTACTTGTGGAGTGATTACCCACAGATGTTGGATTGAGTTGTCCCAATCGCTTGTACAGATTGTAGCACATGTTGCGATGCGCGTCAAGTGGTATGTGCGATTAATTGAGGCACTTCCTTGATTTGCTACAAGAGTAATTTAGCATGAAAAAGGGGAGTTTCAACCCCCCCTTGTGCCAGTTGGCGATACGGATATCCGATGAATGTGATAACTTTAACTTATCAATTCAGGTATATCAACAGTCCTTTAACATTAACGTTACCTGCCATTGCTGTGATATCAACATTTCCCGTACCGGTAAGCATGTTGATACCAGTACCAGCAAGTGCAGTTAAGAAAGTCGTAGAAGTAATAGTAGTAGCATTACTTGCTTGTGTAAGTGGTCCTATTGCAGTAATATTAGTAAATGCTGCACTTGTAAGAGTTAATCCACCAGCAACAGTTTTCATACCAATAGTACTCACCGGATCTTTAATTAATCCAAGAGGTTGTTTAATTCCAAGAGCAATCATTTCTATTGCTCCACCTGCACCCAGAGAGATATCTCCAGCAGCCTTAACATTCATATGTCCAGGTGATATGACATTAACTGATGCACGAGGATCATACTGAAGACTCACTTCTTCACTAATAATATCTGATTTTTGTCCTGCGACTAAACCGACTCTAGTACCACAGGTTTCCGTAATTTGCCCAGCATTGATACGAAGTTCTCCACCACCATTAGGACCTGCTTGAATAAGAACAGAAGATTTACCAATCAAAGATAAAACATCTGCTGCTTCTAAAACTATATTAGTTCCTTTAATTCTTACTTCACCATGGACTTCTGTAATAGAATCGCCATAACATAATTCAGATTTTGCTGTTTCATTTTTACCTGCTGTAGAAGATTCATCAGATCCGCCACCTTTTGTTGAAGAATCTGGATTTGCAGTGTATTCAAACGTTGCGGCACCGCTTTTAACTAGTTGACCACCCTTGGAATTGACAATAAATCTGCCACCACATGCTTTACCATTTCCACCAGAACCACTAAGCATCATGATATCTCCATTCTCTTGAATAGAGATTCCCATGCCATTTAACTTATTGCGAATTTCAAGGTCTCCACCATCATCCGTCAATGTATAACGTTTACCCGCAACTAGTACAGTAATTTCAGTTGTAATAGGTCCTTGCTCTTCATTAGGAGTTGATGATGGTACTGTAGTTTCTCTTTTCTCAAAATTTCCTGCACCGCGAGGGGTTTCGCTGCTCCCAACTTTGGGGTAGAACTTATCCTCAAATCTTTTTGCCATAATTACTCCTAAGGACAATCAATGTATTTACCTGTCCCGATCTTGGCAGATCCAACAGTAACTCTAACATCTCTATCAAGACAAGAGAATGATGGAATGAATTTAGCACCATATCCACCACCGCCGATGATAAGAACTTTAGGATAGCTATCAAAAACAATAGACCTGTTTTTAATTCTAACACTAATGACTTTACCATTTTCAACTACCGCATCAGCAATGTTATTATCACCGTTGATGTATACTTGAGGTGAAGAAGTATACTCTCTACCAGGATTTAACATAGTAAAAGAATCAATGATACATTCTTTGTCTGATGTTTGGGGAGTATTAATTTTATATCCAAATCCAGGATCGGTAATTCTTAACTCAGTAATTCTACCAGTAGAATCTAATAATGGCAATGCAGATGCGCGGAATCCTTCTCCCGGAATAATAACCACTGGAAGTTCTGTATATGGATCTCCAGGTTCATCAATAGGGATATCAATAATTCCACCACCAGGATCAGTAATGATCTTTGCAGGATCTACAGTAGGATTTCTAGGTGGGTCAGTTCTTGAATTTGTATTAGAAGATGAATCTTCACTGGCATCTAATTCTTCAGGACTAAACCCAGAAGTATCAGAGAGAATAAGAACATTGGTACTAGCAGTTGTTCCTGCAATACCAAATGTCAGTAATTCTTCATCTTCTAGTTCAGAATCTACATTTATACCAATAATAACAGTTGCTGTATTATTTTCTATAGTAAATGATCCCGATAATGAATTATTTACAATATCATTTGGGGTAATTCCAGTTCCAAATAAACGATAGAATAATGTTCTACCAGTTTGAACATTTGTAGTAGTTATAGTATATTTGATAAATTGCCCTTCCTTTACACTAGACCTATCAGATACTACTTTATAGGTTGGTGTTGTATCAGTAGGATCAACCGTAGGATCAGGATTCACATCTCTAGCGTTGATAATATCAGGAATAATTGTGTCAGGTGATTCAGTAGGTGCAGGTGGAGGAGATGGTGGGGGATCTCCTGGTGCTGGTGGCGGTAGACCTGGTGTCGTAATAGTATTTTCAGTTATCACACACTTAGCAACAGTTTTTTTAGCAAATGCTGGAATTGTTCCAGGAGAATCTTTTCTGATTGACACAAAGAAATCTTCATCTCCCTCAGGTTTCGTATCAATAAGAGTTCTTACAAGAATTTTCTTTTCCGATTCTCCAGGAGCAAATCCTAAAATACCACTAGATTTTAAATAATCAGTTCCTTCTGTAGCACTACCGTTTCTAGTAGTATACTTAACACTTGATGATACATCAAGATATCCAATTCTAGTAACAACAAAAACTGCTTCATCTCCTTCTTCAACTTTAATATCAGAAATATCATATTGAATAGAATTTGGAACTGGGGGATTTTGAACACCACCAACAAATATTACTTTTGTTGGTTGAAGAGTATTTCCTTCATATGCTTCATCACAAGTATACCTAGACCAATCTTCTCCAGTAACTGGGAATAGATCATCAGTAATATTCTTCAGCAGTTCATCTAAGAAATCGTCACGTTTATCAGAATCGCAATTAGTACAAGCTACAGTAGTTTTAGAACATGACTTTCCAGGACCGTTGCATTGGATTCCAAGTAAATCTAAAACATATCCTATTGCATCACCAATAATATTGATAGCAGATGCTGCAGCACCTAAAAGGTCTTGAAGAGGACCCAAAACAGATTCAAGTAATTCATTCATTAAAGATTGGATTTTACTTAAAAGACCGTCAACAAAATTATCAACTAAACATGCTGCTGCTTTATATACATCAAACAAATATCCAAAAATAAGATCTTCCAAGAAAGAAGCCAAGCGATCTCCAAGATCTGCCATCTGACAACCAACATTAGCCAAAATGTCGTTAAAGAATTTTGTAAGCGGTGTTAATGCATTACCAGTATCCGATGGATACAATAGCATGTTGATTAAATCTTTAATGCCTGCTTTTATTTTTTCAAGAATAAATCCCTTTACAGACGCGACAAAAGTTCTAACAACAAGGATTGATTTATTTACATATTTTCTCCCTATGCCAATTGCATCATGCAATTCACCACTTAATGGTGCAATAAGGAACGTCCCTAATTTGCCGTCATTATTTTGAACTTCGGCAAGCATTTCCGAGAATAATCTAGTAAAAGTTTTTTTAAGATCAGTTTCTTTACCACACTTATCTGCTTTCTCCACACAAAAATTAATCCCTGCCGGATTTAAATCTGTATTTTTAGAATATTTTGCTACTTGAAAATTTGTTGGCCCATCATTTATTTTCCCTTCACCAGTCTCTGATATAGTGCCAGTAGGAGCTAATCCTGCCTCGGTAACAGTTACCGCAGACTTTTCGCCAACAGCAGGGGTAGGTTGATCAAACGCTACTTTAGCATCTTCCGGAATATAGGTAGTGAATGATTTACAGTTTTCACCTGGTGTAGGATCATCAGCAGTCTTTTCAGATGTTGAATTAGCAACTCTACCAACAGAACCCATAATAATAGGTTGTTGTTGAAGATTATCTAGATAAAATCCAATAACCCATACTCCTTTACCCAATTGATCAGAGACTGATGTTGCTCCTCCTGGTGTATGAGGATTCGTTACAGGCATCATAGTAATTGCCCATGGAAGATCCTCCCATGAAACTGCCTCACAAGACTTAGGATGAGCACCAACGATCCTTACTTTATAACGACCAGAAAGTTTTTCATCATCCGCCTTCTCAGATTCAACTTGTCCAATCCACCATGAGAATCCATCGGATCCGATTTGGTTTATTGGATATAACCCGTTTAATGAATCCATATTAATCAATCTTCATATACTAAGCATTCAGGTTCTGAAGGATTTTGATCGCAGAAAAGTTCTAGGTAAGTGGGATCATGATGATCTCCTGCTTCAATCTCCTTCTTGTGATGCTCTGCATACTCCTCCAATTCATGCAACTCACCTTCAATGTGGCGACGTTGATTGGGAGAGGTCATAGGGTTGTCAAGGATTTCTTTATCCTTTTCAATGTGATCTTCAATTGATTTCATTTGTACTCCTAATAATTTTATTTATTTGTATATTTTTTAATTCCGCAAGAATCACGGATTAACTCAAGTACAGTATAAGCGTTTTGTTCCTTAACGTCAATCTGATGATTGACAGATTTAATCAAATATGTGCCACTATATGTTGGATCCCAAACTTCATCTTTCCTCTCTGCATCAGAAACTTGATTCGGAATCCTAATATCTATTGTATCTCCGGCATTAAGATCAAAATTCGCAGTTAGGGATATGGTCAATTCGTAATTGAACATAACTCCTAGTCTAGAAATACTCTGCGGTAAATATTGTTTAACATAATCAGGAAAAGAATTATCGGGAGATTGATCCCCGAGATCAGCATCTTCATTAGATGCAACATTTTTACCCATATACCAATTTTCGTGATTTACAATAGTTGACATCACTCTACTTGGATACTGTGATAATATAGTCTGACCTACAGGAAGTTCAGTTTTTGTCCCTAAGTGAGACATATCATTCCAAGTATTTGCTAGGGAATAAACTTGCTCTTCATACTTACCAGTATTTATGTCGTAGTAGCACACTAAAGAAGAGTATGCTCCTTCCCTCATTTTTTGCATAGTATCAATTTCACTTCCGAATCTAATCTCTTGGATCTTAAACATACTTTCTTCAGATGTCTTTCCAGGAGAATAAGAAAAAATACTAGTCTTTGGTTTTTGGTCTGATAAAGAATCAATTGACTTAAAGACGAATTGAGATTTCTCTTCTTTCCTTGTAACCTGAAAAAATAAATATCCTGCTGTTCCAGATGCATCATCTGCAGTATTAGGATCAGCATCAGAAACAGCACCGCTGGTGGGAGCGAATGGTATTACTTCTAATGGAATGGGACCTTTTTTTGGTGTAGTAGGTTCTTTTTGGGCAATTGTTTTAGACTGTAAGGATCTAATTAATGCAAATGGCGTCTTTTTAGCAGGTAAGTGTGCAATGCCAGTAACAGAATCTTCAACATCAATCCTATTACCAACAACATTCAAATATTCCAATAGTAGTTTTCTCACTACATCAGAAGTAGATCCAGAAATTAGTTTATTAACCCGAATACTCTCATTTAATAATCCCTCGGTGGAAATTAATGCTAGTGTATAAATCTGGGTTCTATCTGCATTAACTCTGTTACTTACTTTAAACACACGAAACTCATAGAAATAAGTATCTTCTTTAGCATCAACTACTTCAAAAACAACCCTTTCAAATCCTTGAATAGGAATAGATGAAATTAAATTTTGTGCATCATCAAGTACCACCATGGTTGCACCATAAGCAGGCCACAGAATATTTTCATGATATTGAATAAACAATACCATATCCAAGAGGTTTGCTTCCGCCTTCTCTCCATCTGGTTTATATAAAGCAAT